CAAGCAAAGTGCGTCGTCCTCGAGATGACCTCCAAACCTCCGTACGTGAAGGAGCTGTAAACATATGAAGGCACCCTGTTGCGGTCTGTCGGTCGAGGTTGCGACTCCGCTGGATCACAAGAATCCGGACGCGCAGCCCAAGGATGGGGATGTGTTGATTTGCTTTAAGTGCTTTACGTGGTTGATCAAGACCGCAACAGGGCTTCGACTCTTCTCGATCGAAGACTTCATGAGGCTCCCCGATGAGGAGCTAAACCAGGTGCGACGGATGTCGTCGCTGCTTAAGCAATTCAAAAAGGTAACCAGCCATGAGGGATAAGAGCGATCACTGGCACGTGGGCTACCAGGACGCCGCCGCGGGGAATCCCCGGTACAAGTTCCAGGACGCCCATCTCCAGAAGGAATACGACGCCGGGTACAACAGCTTCTCGTTCGATGACGAGCCCACCCGACGCTACTGCCGTAACTGCGGCCGCCAGATGGCCACGGGGCCGAGCAACTACTACTGCCTAAATTGTCAATGAGGAGGCAAAGATGAAGAGCGAGCACTACGAAATGGGCTTCAAGGATGGCTCCGAGGGGGCTCCGCCCCGGCAGTTCTCGTGCGCCGTGTGGCAGTACCACTACAACGAGGGCTACGCGGACGGGCGGAAGGGAGTTCAGGGATTCGTCGCCGAGCAGATGCGTACGGTTCTCTACCGGGGTGGGTGCTAGCCGTGCCGAGGACGATCTCGACGGCAACGCACAACCAGAAGTTCTACGTTGAGCTCAGGTGCCAATGGTGCATCTACGGCGTGGACCTCGAGGTTGACCAGCGCGCGTTCGACGACTGGCAGCGCGGCAAGTTCATCCAGGATGCGTTCCCAGAGCTCAGCGCGGGTCTCCGGGAGCTGTTCATCAGCGGAACCTGCGACTGGTGCTGGGACAAGATGTTCCCACCCGAGGAAGACGACGATGCCCCACATTCGGAATGAGTTCGACGTGGTGCAGGGGTTCCTGCAACAGGCCGCGCAAGTGATCCGCGACGCGCCTTGCGGCACGGTCGAGCTCGAGCGGAACAAGAACGCCGTGTATCATCACATCTACGAGGCACTGAACTTGTGCGTGACGTTTGCGCACGGGGAAGCCCCCTGTGCGGAGGCGAGCCCCGAGCTGCTGGGGGATCTTGACCTTATCGGAGGGTCGAAGTGAGGAGGAGAAGGAGGAAGGGAATGCGTGAGTTGGGGATCACGGGAACACGGATTGGGCCTACTAAGGTGCAGAGGTCGTTGATGCAGGAGATTCTCCAGCGTGCAAAGGGCCTCGGCTACAGTAGGCTACACCACGGTGATTGCATCGGGGTCGACGAGGAGGCGGACAAGATCGCAAAGGCCCTCGGGTATGAAACGATCTGCCACCCGGCCCTCGGGACCCGTCACCGGGCACACACGGAGGGGCATTTGGTCGCACTCGCGCCGCTGCCGCCTCTGGACAGAAACTGGCGGATCGTTGAAGCATCCGAGGTGATGCTAGCGTTTCCGCAAGAGATCACGGAAGTCAGAAGAAGTGGGACGTGGGCCACCGTGCGGTACGCGAGGCATGCCCGGGTTACGAGCATGATCGTGTCTCCGTTCGGTGTCATCAGGGTGGAGGACAACGCATGAAAGAATTGCCAAAGTGCCCGAAGTGCAAGGTTTCGAGTCTGCTACCGCTTAGCGACTACGGGAGCGACCACGGCGGGTCGGTGAAGTGGAAGGCGTGGGTGTGCATGGACAGCAAATGTGCATGGACGCTCAGGATCGACCGAGGACAGGTGTCTTACACGAAGTCGTAATGATGTTCTTCCTCACGTTTGAGATAACTATTCTTCTTCGGGGGCGCCCCGCCGTCGTGAAGGTCACTGATCATTTTGTTCATGACGGTGATCTGAGCGACGACGGGGAACCCGAGCCCGAGGAGATCGTGTTTAACTACCGCGTTTTCGATGTGGAGGAGGATGCAGAGATCGTGCAGCTAAGCGAGGAGGAACAATGGATGATTCACAAGGCAGTCCTCGAGGACCTGCAGAGCATCTGCGAGGGATAGCCCATGGCGTCGATTAGCTGGAGCAAGAGCATGGCCGAGGAGATCATCAAGGCCGGCTATCGCCAGCTAACCAAGAAGTTTCACCCCGACGCCGGGGGTAGCCACGATGAGATGATCGTGCTCAAGGTCACGGCCGAGCATCTACAGGCCTCCCTAGATGGCACAAAGGGTTCAGCACGGACCGAGGAAACTAATCGGCGCTCGAGTTGGGGTAATCGGAGACAGAAGCCCCCGGAGCCCGAGCCCGAGAGTGAGATACCGCTCAAGGAGTATGCGTACGGGTGGTATACCGTCGAGGACACAATCTGCGTTCGAGTGTCCGAGAAGGCGATCCAGGTGAAGTTTCCTGGAGTCGCGATGCCCCAATGGTTGCCCAAGTCACAACTTCACACGGCCGCGAACCAGATTTGGGACGAGGACGAGAAGGGCGACTGTGTGTTCAGCCGCTGGATCGCACAGCAGAAAGGATGGGCGTGAAAGTTAACCGACTATACCGTCGGCAATGGGAGGGCTCCAAGGAGGAGATCCTCAGGGAAATTTGCCAGCTAGTCGGGTACAAGGGTAAGTTCGTGTGGTTGGTCGAGACTGATAGCTTGGTTCCGCGGGGTCCTGGAAATGCTAAACACTCGCGGATTAAATATGTCCAAATCAAGCTGGAGCCCCGACCGAGTGTGGAGGGGATAGTAAAGGGGGAAGATGGGAAGATAACCATAGATCAGTCGGTAATCGTGGTAGCACTCCCTATCTTGGACGGCCGCCGGAGGAGCGCATATATGTTTATGCACCCGGAGGTGTCCAAGCGCTATGACTGGTGCAAGACGACGAGTATGTGTGTCATGCCCGAGGAACTCGCGGTGTTAATGAAGGAGACAGCGGGGCTGTCCCTCCAAACGACTGAGGTCGCTACCGTGTTGTGCTTCACCAGGGGCTTGATCACTCTCACGAGGGAGCTGACTGAGGAAGGTAGAGCGTTAGTGTCATGGTATCTCTCAATCCGAAAGCTAAGTCGGTCGTAGACCAGCTTGCTAAGTACGGCCATGTGGCTGTGCTAACCGAGTGTTCTGGATTCCTCCTGGATTCTGCGGGGGGAGTCTGGAACTGGGACGTGTTCGGCGACAACGTCACCGTGAGTCGTAACGGGTGGCGGTCGCGGACGGTGCTTGTGGGCAACGTCTCCGAGTACATGTTCCGCTGGTTGTTCGACAACGAAACAACACGGCCCTCCCTGGAGTTCCCGATCACGTTGGAAGATGCGATCGAGATCTTCGGGGTGGCCGCAGTTCACGACGCGTTCAAACGTTTCAGACTAATAGACGCGTAAGGGGTTGACGTGGTGGAGGTGAGGCCCTCACGCACGAGGACTCAGGTACGAATGAGCAAGACACGCTGGCAATCGCTATTGAGCGTTTTCGCGATCTGGCAAGGAGGTACGCACATTCGCCTGGTAGGCACGGCACGGAGATCGAGCGCCGTCACTATCACCAGGCACAAAAAGAACTCTGGATACTAGCACAAACCATCTGTGGGAAGTACGACCCACAGGCACAATCTGAGTTAGATGCAGCTCGGCGCGAGTTAGTGTCGCAGCTGCATCGGTGCGTCCGGACCCCAATTACGGGAGCTGTCGTATACTCTCGTATGCAAAAGCGATCGCTGTGTTGGCGAGACGTTCAGCTCACTCCTGAGTTGACAATCGACCCTGACCTTACGGGTTTGGCCGTGTTAAGGCCCGATCTGGAGAGGCTCAGGGTCGCTTTGCGTGCGCAGTCTGCAGTGCTGAGGCACCTATTAAGGTGAGGAGCTAGCAGACTAGCACGGTGGATCATAATGATGCACCCGCAAAGCTTGGCATCAGAATTGCAATATCAGTGCCTAGGCAACGGGGCGCTTCAAGTTTTGAAACGCCAACAATTGGAAGCCAGAAAGGAAAGACGTATGGCAGCAGCGATCAATGTTCCGGACAAGCACGAGGCGAAGGTCAAGACCGTGACCCTCAAGGTGTCCACCGGTAAGGGCGACGACAAGTCAGAGCAGGACTTCTCGGCCGACCTTCCCGCTTCCCTCGGCGACGCAGTATCTCTCCTGGGTGAGAAGGCCGTGTTCCGGCGCTTCATCAACGCCCACGTGGTGTACCTGCAGGGCGTCGAGCGCGGCAAGCTCCAGAAGGAGTCCGAGACCGAGCCGCGTGAGCGCAAGCGGGCCCAGTACCTCGAGTCTCTCGGCCTGTAAGGAAGTTGCGGGGGCCGTTGATGGCGATCCTATGGAAGACCGTTAATGGCCCCCGCCCTTGCGGCACAACAACAGCAGAAGTCCATTATTATAGGGGACTCGAAAGGCAACTACGCATGCGAAAAGGCGTAGACGAGATGTCGGATGAGGAGCTGATCTCGGCGATATCAGAACTCCAAGCAGTCCGCGTACCAAGCAGCAAGCCCAAGCAACCTAAGAGACTCGATGAAAAACGGCCACCCAAGGACCCAGCCAAACGGACATGGCGAGACGACCTATTCGGCGAAGGGGAGTAGGGGTATGATCTCCGCGCGCAAGATCCTGCGAGAGATCGAACTACTCGACTGGACCGGACACGTCGAACTTCCGCGCCAGGATATGGCGTGGCTCGCGTCCCAGTTGTACGTCAAGCTGAGCGAGACGGCTGCTGAGGTCTGTGACGCTTGCGACAAGGTGGCACCCCTCGTCCTCTCGACCGCACTCGGGAACATCTGCGCCGACTGCGTCGAGGACATGAACGACAACATCGACCAAATGAGGGAGACGCTGGGCAACGAGGACTGAATGACTGCCGAGGAAGCGATGCAATGGTTTCTAGAGCATCCAGAAGCATTCGAGAAGTGTCTACTCTGCAGTCGGCCTCCCACGTACATTGGCATGTTCGCCCCCGACAACTCCGTGAAGTTCGGTGGAATACCGGGCAAGCAACGGTTGTACGGGTACGCAATTTGTGACGATTGCAAGAGCGAACCCGATTGCCAAGCACACGTTGAGCGGGTAATCTTCAAGAATAGACACGTCATCTAACCGGGAGGAATACATGGGGGACGAGTTCTGGTTGGACTCCTCGAAGATCGAGGCGTTCCACCTGTGTCCACAGAAGTACGCCTACCGCTACGAGGAGCATCTGGTTCCCGTAGACCGCAAGCGCGACTCGCCGATTATGTTTGGCGGGGCGCTCCATCGGTGCCTCGAGTCCTTGTATAAGGGGACAGCATTCGATAAAGTAGACTGCCCCTTGCATGAACCACAGAGCGGATGCTTTAGGTGCAAAGGGGTTCAGATTTCTCGCATAGCAGCGTTGCTGTTGGCGAACTACACCGACGATCCCGAAGATCCCAAGGAGATCAGAACGGTTGATCGCGGTCTCGAGATACTCGCAGGCTACATAAGCAAGTGGGGCCGCGAACCGTTCAAGGTACTGGAAGTGGAGAAGCCGTTTGAACTCCACATGCAGTCGTACCACACGTTTGACGTGTTCGACTTCCTGTACATTGGACGCATCGACCTGATCGTCGACTACGAGGGCGTCCCGATGACGGTGGATCACAAATCTACCACCCGCTTTGGCATGGTGTTCGACGCGGGCTTCAAGCTCAGCGGTCAGTTCACCGGCTACATGAAGGGCGGTAGCACCCTGATCGGGAAGGAAATCACGGGGGCAATGAGCAACGCGATTCGCGTCACGACCAAGATCAGTGACGAGTCGTTCGCGCGGATCTTCACACACCGGACTCCCGAGGAGTTCGACACGTGGCAGCGTGAAGTTCAGTACGTCGCGCGTACCATCATCGAGATGCGCGAGACGAAGCACTGGCCTAGAAGCGCACCGTTTGCATGTGGGGCGTACAACAGGATTTGCGAGTACTACCCCCTCTGCATCGCGGCCGCGCAGACACGTGAGACGTTGAAGCAGTCGGCCTATGAGGTTCTCGTGTGGGAACCAAGGAGAGCGGAGGAATGAGTGACGAAGACGACACAGAAGAATGCCCCAAATGCGAGGGCTCAGGCGTCTATGACGGCGAGCGTTGCGATCGTTGCGGTGGCTTCGGCTACCTGGAGGACGAATGAGTACTAAGAAGTGCGAGCCCTGCGACGGCACCGGAGCAAGCGAGTGCTCGGAGTGCGGCACCGAGAAGGAATGCGACGAGTGCAACGGGACAGGAGAGGTGGTAGACGATGAGTGAGCTTGAAAACATCCGCCACGTCGTCGATGCCCCACGGCAAGGAAGGTCGTTCTTGTTTTACGGCCCTCCGGGTTCGGGCAAGACGACGCTCGCGGCGATGCACCCAGCCAAGCGCAAGCTCTGGCTCGATGCAGATGGCAAGATCCACGAGATGGATCGCTTGCCAAACCCAGGGGCCATAAGTGTGTGGACCCCGGGCGAGCCCCTCGGGAATCCCGACAAGATCGAGATCCTTTGGAACCCCGATCCCAAGAACCCACAGTCCGGGACCATTCCCGCGAAGAAGCCGTTGGGCTACGAGAAGATCGTTGCTGTTACAAACGATTTGCTCAAGTCCGCTCGGAGCCCCGAGGGGCTGGACTACGACTGTGTGGTTCTCGATACCCTCACGGCGGTCGGCGACCACTGGACCAGGTTGCTGATGTACACCCACAAGGTCTCGTTCATGACCGAACGCCTTTGGGGTATCTACCTCGCGGGTATGATGGAGTACCTTAACGGGTTCCTCACGCTCCCGTGTGACAGGATCGTCCTGTGCCACGAGAAGCGTAGGACCGACGAGGACACCAAGGTCGAGACCATACGACCCAGCGTCGCCGGGCAGCTCGGTGATAACTTGATCCGGTTCTTCACCGAAGCATACTGGCTCAAGGGCCGTGAGCGCAGCGGAAGCTACAAGCTCCAGACGGTCACGGGCAACGGGGCGGCAGCTCGCACGAGCCATGGCCTCGACCCCGAGTGCGTCGCGGGACCGGAGTTGTTTCTATGAGAACTGCAATCGTCATCGTGTGCGTCGTCATCTTTCTGGCGTGGGTGCTCTCCCCATAGTTGCCTGGGGTCAGGGGGTAAAACCCAAGGACCATCCCTCCTTTGACTGACCCCGGGCAACATAGACTGTACCAGGTAGATCATCCGTTCTACTGCGCGGGCTTCGAGGTTGACAGCCGCGGCACCGTCGTCCGATGCGCCCCGGTTTTGTTCAAGCGAATCTGGGGGCAGAAGCTAGACGTGGCCCTTAAGCGTCTCGAGAAGGTGCATGCTCGCGTGGTGCTCGTTTCCACGGCCGGTACGCCGGCCTTAACCGGGAGGCGGTAGCTTCCCAAGGAGGGCGAGATGCCCGATCTAGAGGATCAGACGGACTTCATCAACATCAACCTGGACTCCGTGGATGACGGGAGCGATCCCATTCCCGCGGGCCTCCAGCTGTGCCGCGTGAAGTCGGCGCAGAAGAAGCACAAGCAGGGGAGTGAGTTCCCGTACATCGACGTACGGCTCAACCCCCTCGAGGCTGGTGAGAAGTTCGACAACCGGCAGCTCTTTCTGACCCTGAGCTTCCACCCGAACGCGCAGTGGAACATGAAGCGGTTCATGAAGGCATTTCAGGTGCCGTTCGACGAGCGCGGCTTCCACGTGGAGGACTTCGCCGGCAAGGAAGGGTACGTAACGGTGAAGCACACGCCGGACCAGAACGATCCGAGCGCCATCCGGGCGGAGGTGAATCCTCCGTACGCGAAGGCGTAATCTAGCAGGATGCTCGGCGGCTCGGGACTAAGACCCTGACCCCCTAGGTCCCTCCCCCCGGGTCGTCGGGCATCCACTTGGAGGCGGAATATGAACAAGAAGCTCAATGAGAAGATCGACTCGATCCTCGACGTGCTGGGCGCCGTAGTCGACGGGCTGGAGGCGCTCAGGGCCGGCATCGAGGCGGAGGACGACGAGCAGATCGGCAACGGGCTGGACATGTTCCCGACGCCGAAGGTGCTCGAGCGCGCGTTGCAGAAGCTCGGTGGGATCATCACGGCAACTGACACCTACATGGAGAAGCAGAAGGAGAAGAAGAATGCCGGATGAAATGATCAAGATTGCCGACGTCGTGGTCGAGGCAAGAATGCGGAAGACCTTCGGCGACATCGAGGGCCTTGCCGCGTCGATCGCACGGTTCGGGTTGCTTAACCCAATCGTGCTGGACGTCAACAACAACCTGATCGCGGGGCACCGGCGGCTGTTGGCCATGCGGCATCTGGGTTGGGCAGCGACGCCGTACCGCAGGATGGACCAGCTGGATCCGATCATCAGGAAAGAGATCGAGCTGGAAGAGAACATCAGGCGCAAGGACCTCGAGTGGCAAGAGGAGGTCGTTGGGCTCTACAAGCTGTACACCGCGAAGCAGGAGCGGTACGGCGAGAAGGGCAGCCCGGTAGCAGTTGAGGGCGGCTACGGAATCGAGGAAGCTGCGCGAGAGCTTGACCGGGCGACGGGGTCGATAAGCATGGACCTCGCGCTGGCCAAGGGCCTGTACGAGTTCCCTGAGCTTCTCGAGGAGAAGACCAAGAGCGCCGCGTTCAAGCGGTACCGGCGGCTGAAGGAGACTCAGCTCCGTGGAGAACTCGCCAAAAGGAAGCAAGCCACCGAAACTAACGGTCAGGTCGAAGAAGAAGAAGACTTCGATGTTGATGGCGAGAACGAAGAAGGCGCACGACCCCCAAGTGGAATACAGCGCCAGGCCATCAAAAAGGCCCTATGGAAAGGGCTGGGAGTCTTCTACCACGCTGACAGCAGGGACGTCTTGCGGCAACTCCCCGCCGAAAGCATCGACCTCATCGTCACGGATCCGCCATACGGAATTGGCCTCTACAAAGAAGGCGCCCCCATGTCGAGTTCAAAGTTTGCGGAGGCGCAAGGTGCAGGGTACGGCGACGATCCTAAAGAAATAATGGACATGCTGGACGAGACGTTCATGCATGCGGCTCGCTGTCTCAAGAAGGACGGTCATGCATACGTGTTCTTCCACATGACCAGGTACGAGCCGATCTACCTCATGCTCCGCAAACACTTCGGGACGTGTGAGGCAACGCCGATCATCTGGATCAAGCAGACCACCGGAATCGGCGACCCGAACAGGGCGTGGGTCTACAGCTACGAGCCCTGCTTCTGGGTCAACCGCGGTCGCGGGCTGGTCAAGCCGCAGCCGTTCAACACCCTCAAGTATGACACCGTATCGAAGAAGATCCACAGCGTCGAGAAGCCCGTCGCACTCATGCGACACCTCATCGAGGCCAGCGGCGTCACGGGAGAGCTCATCCTCGACCCGTTCGCCGGGAGCGGGAGCACCCTGGTCGCCGCTGCTCAGCTTGGAATGCGCTTCATTGGAGTCGAGAAGCACGAGGACTTCTGGAGGAGCGCGGTGGATCGTGTTGCGCGCGATCTGGCAAGTGAGGCGGTGTCTGACGCTCCGCCAGTTGTTGATCCTGAGCCTGGCAACGGTGATCAACCCGGCGAGACTGGTACGTGAGCTAGGTAAATGAGACCCAATGTCGAGCCATCTACATGGCAAGGTTGTCCCGCCTAGCGGAACACCCGCCTGTCAGATAGCCTTCGTGGGAGCACGCCCCGGAGAGGACGAGTGTTATCGGGGTCGCCCGTTCACTGGTCCCTCCGGGGAAATGCTTTGGAGGCTAGCAGGCGTTAACAGGAGCGAGTGCTATGTCACCAACGTCCGCAAAGACTTCAGCAAGTACCACAGCGTACCAACCCCGACCGAAATTTCTGAGGTACTGCCCACTTTGCGGGATGAGCTTGGAGGAACGTCTGCCAACGTATTCGTTGCAGTCGGAGCCCAAGCTCTCTACGCACTCACGGGAAAGACATCTATTGAACAGTGGCGAGGATCAGTTCTCCCCTGTACTCTGGTGCCGGGGCGCAAGGTCATCGGTACGTATCACACTGCTGCCGCCCTCCGGGACTACCCGATAACGAACATCATCGAGCGTGATCTAAGGAAGGTGCGACGTGAAGCAGCCGATCGAACTATCCGTTACCCTCAGCGCACGTACACGATCAACGCCTCCCTTGCAGAAACTGTTAGCTATCTCGACGGCCTTGGCGACCCTATTTCGGTGGATATCGAAACAATCGGGTTGGACTACCCTGTGTGTGTCGGTATCTCTGACCATCCCGGAAGGGCAATCTGCATCCCGTTTAGAGGAGGTCGTCTCTCAGTTAGCGAACTTGCGTACGTATGGCGTCGACTCCAAGATGTCTTTCGGACCCGCGGGATCATCGGGCAGAACATTCAGTTCGACGTCACACGTCTCGAGAACTACGGCTTCAGGTTCCCGAACATTGCGTTTGATACGATGCTTGCGCACCACCTCCTTTACCCCGAATTCGACCACGACCTCGGATTCATAGTAAGCATCTACACGAACGAACCGTACTACAAGCACGAAGCGAGTAGTGATCTCTGGTTGTATAACTGCAAGGATGCAGCCTGCACGTACGAGTGCTACCAGGGCCTCAAATGGGAGCTCGAGAAAGTCGGACAAACCAAGTATTTCCACGAACACGTGATGAGTCTCATCCGTCCGATCATGGCGATGCAAGATGCGGGCTTTGTCATTGATAAGGAGGGCCTGGAGAAGACTCGCGCTCGTATGGAACTTGAGCGGGAATACTTACAACTTCAACTCAACCAGGCAGTCGGATTCGATATTAACGTCCGTAGTCCAATTGACCTGCGAAGACTTCTACACGACGAGCTACGGCTACCGAAGCTCAAAATCACCAGAACTGGTCTACCTTCTACTGACGAGGACACACTCCGCAAACTGTCCTACGACTCTACTCAGCACGCCCATCTGTTCAAGCAGATCCTGGATGTACGCGAGCGACGTACTATGCTCAGCGGGTTCCTGTCTATGCAGACTGGGCCGGATGATAGGTACAAGGCGAACTACCTAATTCACGGCACGAAGTCTGGGCGGTTGAGCAGTCGGGGACGAGGTCAGGGACCCCAGCTCCAGAACATCCCGATGCGAGCGCGGAAGATGTTCATCGCTGCTCCCGGGATGGTTCTGATCCAAGGGGACCTCAAGCGAGCGGAGGCGATGTTCGTAGCTTTTGATAGCCAATCGCCCCATCTTCAACAACTGTATACAAACGCTCTGATCAATCCTTACTGCGAGTTCGCAACGCGCACACTGAATAAAGTCGTCACCAAGAGCGACGAGCTGTTGTACAAGACGTTTAAGACGGTCACGCATGCCAGTAACTACGGGATGGCGTGGAAGAAGCTCATCATCATCCTAAGACTAGCGGGGGTAAACATAGATGACATCGAAATCAGAGGACTCTGGGGCGCAAAGCAAAAGGCAGAATTCCTTATCGAGTCCTACCACGCTCTCGCTCCCGAACTCAGGAGTATCTGGTATCCTCGTATTCGGTCAATTGTCCGAGCCACACGTTGTGTGCACGACGCCTTCGGGCGCCGTCGTTTGTTCCTTGACCGAATGGATGAGGAACTCTTCCGCAAAGCATACGCACAGCGACCTCAGTCATCAATTGTCTCCGTTACCAATCAAGGAGTTCGGACTCTCGTTCGAAACGGAAGGTCTGTTCTCGCCCAAGTCCATGACTCCATCGTCGCGGAAATCCCGGAAGAAGAAGCGTGGAAAGGGCTAGCAGAACTCGAGCAGGCCATGACCACACCTGTAGAGACGTGGGGAGGAACCATTACGATTCCGGTCGAGTTGAAGATCGGGTACGATTGGGGGAGTCTCTATGAAGTTGACATCCATAGCCAGGATCCTAGTGAAATCGGGGGAATACTGGGTAGGCTTCAACGAGTACGGCCACTACATCAAGACGGAGCCCTACATTGCCAATGAGCAGGAGCGAGAGGGAGTTGTACAAGAAGCTATCCGGTACATCAAAAAAGTCGAGTTGCACAGATGAGCGCAAGCTTCCTGGACATGTATCTGAAGTACACGGCGAAGCAGGAGAGTCCAGCGGAGTTCCACCTGTTCACGGCAATGACGATAGTCGGCGCAGCGATGGGGAGAAAGTGCTGGCTGAACCGGGGCTACTACAAACTCTTTCCGAACTTCTTCACAATACTGGTAGCTGGTTCGGCGCGGTGTCGCAAAAGCACCGCGATCGGTATCGGCGTCGATTTGTTGAAAGCCGTGCCCACCACGATGGTGGTAAAGGGAAAGACGACCCCTGAGCGGTTCCTTAAGGATATTGAGCCGGCTGCGAATACGGAGGCATTGAACATTTTGGTTCACAGCAGCGAGCTCTCTGTGTTCTTAACCAAACAACAGTACGGTGAGCCGATGATCCATCTGCTCACTGACCTCTATGACTGCCCTGAGGAGTGGTCGTACAAGACCAAGAATCGGGGCGAGAATACGTTGCGGAATGTCTTTCTCGCCATCATCGCCGCAACGACGCCGGATGGGGTCAGCAAGGGGATCCCACCAAGTGCACTCGAGGAGGGCTTCGCGAGTCGAGTTATCTTCGTTTACAAGTCGGACACCGATCGCCGGAACGCGATGCCGGAGCTGACTCAAGAGGAGTTGGATCTCAGAATGGAACTCTGCATCTTTCTGACAAAGATCGGGGAGATGGCAGCAGAGTTCCAGCTCGACCCGGAAGCAAGGGCCTGGTTCATCAACTGGTATAACACTATGGAGCCCCCGACAGACAAGAGAATGGAAGGGTTCTATGGCAGGAAACACGATCACCTCCTTCGCTTCGGCATGGTATTCGCCGGTGCGGAGATGAAGACGGTTATAGAGCAGAGTCATTTGGAAGCGAGCTTGCTCGCGCTTAACGAAGTCGAGGTTACCGCGCCGTCGGCGTTCTCGGAGATTGGTGGGGATCAGACGACACAATTTCTTAGTAGGGCCGTGACAATGGTACAGCGCGCCCAGCGGATCACTCACAGCGAACTGCTGCGGCGACTCTACCCGATGCGTGCTGACGCTTTCAGGGTCGTGGTTGAGACCCTAATCGAAAGCGGAATCATGAAGCGGGACGAAACGAAACCGAATATCTATGTCTGGACGGGGGGTTAAAACGTTTGAGTTACTGCTTCATATTCGCGAAGCAGTCGGACAAAAATCGTTCGCTGACGCGCTGGCGTTATTATCCGCGCCACCCCACCTCCCCCCGGACCCGGAGAGGCTGGTAAGGGTAGAACAAGGCGGCCGCGCGCTCAAGCTGCCGTGGAACTTCATGTGTGACAAGGGACATACACATCCTGTGACAGACGTTGCAGCTCTACTCGATGAAAGCGCACCAAAGTGCTTGCTTAGGCGCGTGCTTTCTGAGCTGCTGCTTTAGCCTTGTTCTTCCCTCTCAGCCCTCCTCCGAGGGCGGGGTGGGGTGGCGCGGTCTATCGCCTGTAAAGAGGGAGATCAACAGGATGAAGCCCGCAAGCGGAACGATGACCGCAAGCGATGCCAAGATCATCCCTAGGCCGAACAGGAACCCGCTGGTAAACATCGTCCCGCTTCAATTATTGATCTGACAACGCCTGGGGATTCGCAACTGTCCCCATGGGATCAGCGAGCATCTTGATGCCGGCGGGAGCGTCGGCTGGAATCAGTCCTTGGCCCGACTCAACCTGGCGCTTCCACTTCTCGAGCGGGCTAATACCAAACCCGATGTCTTCAAGAATCTCCTCGGGGGAGATCCCCATCGACTCGGCGAGCCGTGTGCTCAGCCGGGTTATCCTATGTGGGCTGTCCTTCGCGTTGACCATCGCCTGGAGTAGCCTTGAAGACTTCGGCTTCAGCATCGCTCGGGCCACGTACTTCGGCACGGTCGCCAGGGCCGTGACCACCGCGACCTGTGCGGGCGACACATTGAATTGCGCTAGCTTAGCGGCGACTCCAGCCGCAGGTGCAATAATACTCCCGAGCTGGGTCATCGACAGCGCAGTCGTGCCGGCCTTGGTCGTGCGGCCCGTCTCGTTGAACCTGTCGAGCGCGTCGGCGTACCCCTCGTAATCCTTCACAAATTGCTTCCCGAACATGGCCTCCATGTACGCGCCGCCGAGCTTCTGGTGCTGGTTGAGCTGGACCCGCATCGCCGCAGGGTTGAGAGTCGGCACGCCGCTCTTGTTTTTGTTCGTGGCGTTCTCGGTAACGACTTCGGCCGTCGCAGCCTTGAGCTTCTGGAGTTCATCAGAACCGGGGCCAAGGGCCTTCTCGAGCCGCTTGTAGTCGTAGACGTCGCCCCTCTTGAGCAGATCGAGCGCATACTTCTTCGCTCCCTGCTTATCCATGCCGCCCACAAGGCCCTTAATAAACCCCGTGTTCAGCTGGCTAGAGTTCATGTCGTTGTCGACGTCCTGGAACTGTGTGTAGAGCTTCTTCGCGTCGTCGGGTAGCCGCTTCAATGTCGCAAAGTCAAGCGCCTTCGCCAACTCCGCTGCGCGCCATCGCTGCGCGTCTGGCAGACCCTCGTCCAGTGCGAGAGATCCCAGGGCGGTACGGGTAGACGCGATCTCATCCCAGTTTGCATAGTCGGACATTCTGCCGAGTAACGTGTCGGGCGGACTGGCCGGGTCGAGGTTGATCTTGAGGTTTTTAGTTCCCAAACCCCAGGGCATAACAACCGTCCCGGTTGATCCGCCCGTTTTCATGCTCTCAAGCTCGCCGATGGTTCGCACGGCGCTGTTGCGGAGCATCTGACCCGAACGAAGCTGACCGTCGAGCGCGGCGTGGATGGCGGAGCCCCAGTACGCGGGATCTATGGTCTTACCGTACACGTCCCCCATCCCGCTGATTGCGTCTTGCAGCATGGCGGCTCGAGTCCCGCGCCACTTCTCGAACTCGCCCGCGTTCATGACGAGGCTGCCCCCGACGTTCTGCGCCCATCGGTAGACCGTGTTGTCGGAGAGATCGCCCATTCCGGCTACACCTTCTTCCGCAATCTGCCGTGCCATCGCGGGGTCGTAGCCAGCTTCTCGGAGCTTTCGAGCTTGCTCGGTGTTGTCGAGCATGGTCTCCAACTTCAAGCCCCGACGCATCGGGTTCCACCATTGCTTGCGTTGCTCGATCAGCTTTCCGTCGACGGTCTTTTCGTACACCTCCCGCACGCGGCTGTTGATCGTGTCCACCGTGCTTTGCCATTCGGGCGCAATACGGGGGTCCACCGGCATCATTTTCATCAGCCGGCTACCCATCTCACCCGTGGCAGCCCCCATGAACTGTTCGATGCCCGTGGGAATTGCGTGCTTTGCTGCGTCAGCAAACGAGTCGTCTCGACCCGAGGCCAAACCAGCGCCAAGTTCGGCAGCAGCGCCGACAGCGCCACTTGCCACTAGGGGAGCTGCGACCGCGGCCGCCTTGCCGACCATGCCCCCGCGAGCTAGCACCGGGGACACAACTCTACGAGTCGCCTCCTCAGCCGCGAGGCTACCCGCCCCAATTGCGAGGTTCTTCTTGAAGCTGTCCTCTGCCAACAGAGGGTTCGGTACGTTCTCCGCCGTGGCAGGCGGCACAGTTCCGCCCTCAAACGCAGCGGCTGCCCCTCCGCCCGTAGGCGCTGGAGTCCGTGTGGCCAGCTCTTCGTTGATGAGGCGTGCTCGTTCTTCGGCTGGTAGCTTCCTAAGTTCTTCGGCTGTCATCGCGCCATCCCCGGGTACGCTGCGCTCGGGAACGCACTACGGGCGTCCCGCTCGACATCCAGCCGCATCCTCTTGGCGTCCTTCTTGAGCGCATTCTTCTCTGGCTTAGCGGGGGCCTCCCCCTTCATCCTCATTAGCTCGTCGGTGCTCAGGTCCGCGAGGGGCCTAGTCGGCGTCGGCATGGTGGCCTTCACGTCGCCCTTGTCGCGCCTCTCGTTGGCGCCGCCGATCTTTGTCTCGCCCGCTCGAACCTTCGCGGCGTATGCCGGCAGGCCCTTCTCGTACGAGACGAACTCGCCCCGGTCGATGTACTCGAGATTCTTGGGATCGCCTACTGCGATCAGCCCGCCGGGTCCCCACCGCTTGACGGTTTCGGATGGCGGGATTGGAGGGACTCCGAGGTCGGGCGTGTCAATTGCGATCGAGTCCCAGTAGCCCTTGTTCTGTCGCAACGTTCGCAGTACGTTGTTCTGCATGTCCCGCATCCGATGCCGAAACGTCTTGATGTTGTCGTTCTCGTTCGGATGCGCCTTTTTGAGATCTTCGCGCTCACTCTCGTTCGACTGCTTGCCCGTGACCTCGTTGATATAGCGCGAAACGATCTGCCTCTGGTTCCCGAGAAACGTTGCGATCTCGGGATCTTGCACCTCGATGGATTCAAGCCACTTGATGAACGGCACGTGCAACCGGCCAACCGGGACCTTCTTCTGGGCGACCAGCTTATCGAACTGATCAATGGTATTCCCAAGCGTCGAGTACAGGTTGACCAGGCTGTTCTGTTCCTGTTGGATCTTGTCAGCCTTGATCGCCGAAGCTTTCGACTTGCTCCTGGCGCCCGTGATCCTCTCGATCATCCGCACGGCGCCCTCAGTATCCTTGTTCTTGGCCAAGTCATCCACCAGGCCGCCCTCGGCCTCGCCCAGTGTTGGGAGGATATCCTTCCTCATTCGGCCCACGAGCATCTCTTGACCAAAGGTATCACCCTCAGCGATAGCTTGATTCATTGCCTTTAGCCAAGACTCAAACGGTGTACCAGGCTTATCAGCCTCGTTCATCGTTTTGATAAAGTCAGCACTCGGCTCGCCCTTCTCATTCATGATGGTGAGGGCGAGCTTTTTTTCGTCCGGCGTCCACTGGCCGGTATAGTTATCCCGTTGGAGTTGGAAGTTTTCGCCGTTCAGGACCTTTCCAGCGGCCTCCATGTTCTCGACGTTGGCCCTGCCGGCGTCCGTCCCGACGTCGAACATCTGCTTGTTCCCCGAGAGGTACTGCTGCACCCCGTGGTTCCAAGTCTCCAAGGCCATTTTCTTGTACGCCTCGAGCCGCTGCTGGCGACCCCACTCCACTGTGGCGTCGGTCTTCGCGCGTTCGGCCGCGGTTCCAGCCTCCTCGTGCTTGACTTGGGCCGCGCCCGTTCTCTCGGTGACACCAGTCCTGCGTTCCTCTAGGCCGAGGCTCTTCTCCTCGCGGCCGCCTCGTTCCTGCTCGCGCTTAACGCGCTCCGTAGACTCCCACTCGTTGAAGTTTTGCTGCCGCTCCCTGAGCCCGTGGACTTGCTCGAACTCCTTGATCTTCTCCGCGTGCTCTTTCGCCTGCTGGTCCATCCGCGAGGAAAACTCGTACGTCTTGCGGTTCTCGTCGCGAAGCTTTCGTGATTCTTCAGCCTGCGCCTCCAGCACCCGCTCAAGCTCAGATGGTCCGCTAAAGACCCCGGACTTGTTCCTGAGCTCTTGCATCATCATGATCTGCCGCATCTTGCGGTCCTGGGCAGCCCCAGCGAGATCGACAATTGGCATGATTCACCTCACACGGCGTAGCTACCGCTACTCGGTCTGGTTGCTCCCGTCTGCGCGATCACGTTTGCCCAAGGCGGCACATCCGACCGGCGCATGAAGTCCGCAAACACGCGGGCCATCGCCGCCTCTCTACCGCCCATCTCAGCCTGCGCCACACCCGCTTGGCCTGCGAAGACCTGGCCCAGGGCTTTCTGTCTCTGGTCCTCGAGCGTCGTCTGGAACTCAGCGCCCTTGGCAGCGATGTCCTGCGAAGTCTTCTGCCGTAGGTCCGCTTGCTGCTGCAGGTTCGCGCTGCTGTAAAGGGCGCCGCGTGAGCCCAGCGACTCGCCGATCTGCGACGCCTGGCGCCCAGCCTCGCGGTTCGCTACGTCGACATACTTGCTGAACATGTCCTCGAAGCGATTGGTGGTGTTGTTCTCGATGCCCCCGTACTCCTTACCGAGCATCGCCGCGTAGTTGGTTCCCGCTTCCCCTGGCCCAACGTAGCCCGGCGCGATTGCCGCGTTGGTACTAGCTTGCGATTGCTGTACGCCGCCAGATGTTCCAGGCTGCGACTGTTGTACGCCCATCAGACGTCCTCCTCAGTTACTCCCCAGCGGCCCATCGTACCAGCGCGCTTCTCCCGAAGCCTTGAGATCCTCGCGTCCCGCGCCGGCGTGCTTGGCATCTCCGACAGCTGGTCGGCCTTCTTTTCGAACCTGTGAATCCGACTCCAAGCGTTCTCGCCTCGAGCGGCCCATGCACCCGGCTTCTGCCCGCTTGCCCACGCGTCTCGAGCCCTCACGCGCGCCAGGTACAAGCGTTGCTCGGGCTTCATCGAGCCCCTAGCGATGTCCTCGTCGGTCATCTCAGGGATGTTCTCCCCGCGTCCACCCGTGAAGTGCAAAGCCGCGGCTTCCTCGGGCGTCATCTCGGGAACCGTGAGGTCGAACTTCGACTTCGCCTGATCGCCCCCGCTCTGCAAGAACTCCATGAACGAAGGGTACTGCTTGTCGATGTTCGACATCGCCATGCGGTACGAGTAGTCCTTCATGGCACGATCTTGGGGATCCTCAGGCGTGCGGTAGATCTTGGGGTCTCTACCGCCCGGTGTTCCCTCGTCGAAAGCGCCCGCCGATTGCGCAGCGCCTGCGCCTGCCGCAGCCGTCGCAGCCACCGCCGATACGACCGCCGCCGTTGTTAGTGCCATCGTTCCTCCTTAGTCGAAGAAAGTCCACAGGATCAATCGACCATCCTCTGGACCTGAGCCATGCCCATAGACGGGAAGCGCTGCGTGGAGCAATTCGCTCCTGATGACGATCATCCTATTCGGTGCGCAATCAACCTTCGCACGGATCTCCCACGCATCCACGTTGCTCTGGTCCCGCTGGAGAACCGCCAGTTCATATTCGTCTTTCGGGTGCGCGAACATTCCGGTCTCTTTGTGGCGCAGTAGAACGGTGCCCCCAGGGGAGGGGTTAATGTAGAGGAAAGACGCGAAGCGAGAGACAGATAGATCACTGTGTGCCCACTGCGGGGGCACCGTTCCAGTTATCGACAACCGAAAAGCGCAGATCTTGATGATTACTCGAGAACCCACCAGCCACGACAGTAGGTGCGTCAGTTGCTCCTTAACGCACTCGGGCACCTCTGCCGACACGCCCTGGTAGATTACTCCGTCAGGACCCTTGCGATCCTCATACGGTACCAATCGACTGTACTCTCGCAGTATCTCGAACTCGCCCTGCGGGAGCGCGTCGTCGATGGCATAGAAGTACGGGATCATATTGCCTTTACGTACTGTGAGTCGAACGGCAGGTACCCGTTCCTGGTGTAGAACTGGCCCAGCTCACTGGCCTTGTTGTGGTCCATGTGCGCCATAGTTACTCGGGTGCACTTGCGGAACTTGGCCCACTCCTCGAACGCTTGGAGTAGCCGCGTGCCTGTTCCCTTTTCCGCCCCAGGCCACACGTACCAGAACAGCTCAGAGGCACATATGCCACCATCGAAGACGTTCTCGTACGTGACTCCTGCAATCGCCCCTTTGAGTTCGAAGTTCTCATGGGCGCACAGTACTATCCCAATGCCCCCCTTCATGAACTCCTGCATCTTCCTCACGAACACCGTCGGGTCGAACTTCATTATCCCCTGGCCGTACATCCCCGCAAACACTTGCCCCATTACTGCCAGGATCTGAAAGTCCTTCTCCGTCGCCGTCGCAATGAAAGAGTTCTTCGAGGAGGATTCCGAAAATGTGGTAGTCTCGGTAGATTCCATCGCGTACATGAGCCTTTCTCATCACGCCCTCTGGCTTGAACCCAAGCCGCAACACGAGCTTGATGGCTGTCTTGTTGTCCTCCGGCAGCACAACCGTCATCCTACGGAGCTTCGCCCGTACGGCAAACTCCTGGAGTGCCTCCGTTATGATCGGCTCTCGCCCTCGCAACCGCCGGTCGAACATGACCAAGTGCAAGTTAGCATCGAGCTTCGGCCTCACTTGTGTCGCAGCCGCAAGACCAATTACGTCTTCGCCCTCCACAAACTCGTAGAACTGGTTCGTCGGGGCCAGCAAGTTCTCCCGAAATGCCTCCATTGTTCGAGGAATGACGTCATCGAAGACCTGTGGATACAGCTTCATGCGGTTCCACAGTTCCTCGATCTTCCCGTTGGTCAGAACTAGCGGTCGGTATTCCATGTCAGGTACAAGCGATCAGGGTCAGGTTGCCAGCCCTGAGGCGCCCCAGAACGGTAGGGCCGAGGGAGAACACGTTTACCGTGTAGTTGTGATCGAGTGTGTCGAGAGTCCCTATGACAGACTCGTAGAAGATCGTCCAAGGCAGCTCCTGGGGCACTGGGTTGCCCGCCGCGGAGCCTTGTGCGAACCCATACATGTCGGCAACGATCTCCGAGCCGTCCCGTACCAGCTGCGCGTGGACGTCGATCCCAGGCCCACCCGAGACGACAGCCGTCCCCATCAGGTAGACCCGCACGGTGAGAAAGGAAGCAAAGGTACTACCGTGGGTTCGAATGATGGGCACAGACAGGTAGCCGGCGTGTCCGCCCGTCGCTCCGATGTCGATGTTGTCGCGTGAACGATGGTGATGTCCGATATCCCAGACTGACCCGCCGATTTCAAGCTTGGCCTTGGTGACGTTGGCATCTAGGATCTTATCGGTTGTTACGGAGCCAGGACCCAAGTCGGCCGCCGCAATACTACCATCGACGATCTTGCTGCTGTCTACGGAGTTGGGCTTCATGTTCGAAAGCCCGACCGAGCCTGGGCCCAGCATTCCGTCTACAACGCTCCCGGGCTTGATGTTCGAGCCCTGTTGGTTCCAAGCATCGTAGATGGTGTTTAGGTCCAGGTCTACTTCCGACGAGAGAATAGGCGCCTCGTTACCAGGCGCCGCAGCTACTTCACTTACGTACTCGCGAGTCCCGAAGGTCTTTAGCGGCCGCTGAATGTTAGCCATCTCACCCCCACAGACAGAGATCCCAGTGAGTCTTGTCCCAGATACCAAACGGAGCCTCGATCGGCCCCCTGGTGGGGAAGAACTCGCCAGAAGGAATGAACAGATCCGTGTAAGCTCTCCAGCTTGGCTTCGCGCCACTCGAGCTGGCGGGGTACCGGAATCGGTACCTCCGAACAGGACTCGTCACGTTGAAGTCCACGAACTCGAAGCCCTGGTGTGAATATAGAGGAACCACAGGCGGCGGGGTCGTGAACGTCTTGCCCCGGTCAACACTTACTTCGACGAAATACGGAGCTTCCTGAAGGCGTACCGGATGGTTTTGCGATACCATGATACGTTCGAGTGTCCCGTTAGTCGCCGCCTCCTTGCCGTAGTACATATCAGGAGTGTCGAAGAACATTTCTACTCCGCCCGTTGAGTCGGCCTGCACGTAGTCCCCAACGATCCGCTCGTCTATGATAAAGAAGTCGTGACTATGGCCCGCTACCAGGGTCGGGAAGATCTCCGGGTACGTCGCAAGATCGAAGACACGGGCCGCATTCTGGCTTATCTTTTGCGGCCACTCGTAGAACGCGGTCAGGCCCGGGATGATATCGCGGGTCCACGAGTCCCGAAGGTAGTCGTAGATCAGAACAACTACATCTCCGTTCTTCTGTGGGATCGCTAGGTGGTACTCCTTGAAGGCCATGAACATCGTGGCGAATGGGAGAGTCTGCCAGTCTACGGTGTCTGGCAAATCCTTGTCGACGTCGACCAGCTGCCGAATGTAGGAATGGATCGGCGTACCGATCGGGCTCAACTTCGCTCCATCCCACATGTACACGTTGAAGTCATTGGCGACGAAGATATGGAACTGACCCGCGCTAGCCAACGTCCACGGGAACGCGCAACCTAGCCCGTTGACTCGAGGCTGCGGCAGGAAGGGAGCCGTGTCGATACCTGTTACCACGAGGTCAGTGATCGAATCCTTCCTATAGACCGCGAGCCTATCATTGAGTCGCTTTCCCCCCGTTATCGGCTCCACGCTTCCGTCGTAGAGCTCGAGGAATCCACCCTCGCCTCCCGTTGCTCCCCACTTCGTGTAGTCTCCCTGCTTCGACCAGTGAATCCGGCTCGCCCCACTAACGCCCTGACCCGTGTCGGGCTGCTGATCCAGGAGCCGCATGAGGATCACGCGGTTGTTGAAGTATTCTAGGAAGCATCCCTTCGGGGATGGTAGGACCTCGATGGTATTTATATTCGGGGCACTCTTATGCACCGCGGACACGGCCGAGGCCCGGCAGACAAACAGTCGCTCCTCACCCTGCGTCGACGAGAAGCGTACGTTCCAATCGGAATCGACTCCCAAGTCTACCGGGATCGCCGTGCTGTTGAACGTGTAGCTAGCCTCGTTGTACAAGAAGACCACGTTGTCGGCGAGTGTACTGGCCCCGAGGGCCATCAAGGACTTCTCGCCTGTCGCGTCCGTTTGAGTGTTGAAGTCCATAAGACTTCGCGTTGCAATAACCTGCATCACGCGCGAGCGCCCTGGCGGCCGTAGGACGTTCCCAAACCGGAAGCGTACGTTCTGGCACCACGGGGTGTACTCCGGGCCGATCATGTCGGCCACGGCGCTGGTGTACAACCCCTTCATAGGGATGAGGTTTCTGGTGTAGTTCTGCGCGCCCACTCTCTTGACCCTTCAATTATTGAAGCGGCTACCTGAACCGGACGCCGATGGTCGTCTCGTATCCATCGTCTTCCAGCAGCGGGTTGTCCTGCCTCTGCCCCAACGCAGCATCCACAGCTCCCTTGTACGGTAGAGCCTCCTCAAATCGTTGCAGAGCCTCTAGGCCCTTGGCCACGGTGAGAACCACCAGGATCTCGTGCCACTCACGCTCAAGCGGAATCGCCATCCCGTCCACCAGCTTGGGCAGCCGGCGGCGGTACCGCATGATCATCTGGTGATCTTGCGCGGGGATCGGATCGAGCTCTAGGTTGTCCTGGTATCGCGCGAACCGGGTCGGAATCCCCAGTGTCCGATACGTACGATCGAGCACCTGCCAGTGAACCTGGTCGAGCTTCCTCGTGGGATCGCGGAGCGACAGGATGAACCAGAAGTCTGCGGGGACAGCTACTCGAGGCCCGTTGGCTGGGGCGACGAACTCATACAGAGCATCAAGCTCCCGAAAGCTAGCCTTCGGTGCCTGTGTCAGCTCCGTGAACGCGTCCATCAACCATTGGTCCACCCGGGTCGAGAGGTCCTGGCGGTTCCCCAGTCTCTTGACCACTTCCGTTTTCAGATCCCCGTAGGTCTGGACGTTCATCTGCGTTCTCCTTCAACAGCTCGTCGCAGAGAGCTAGGGCGCCCTGGACTCGGTGTGCTTGAGTCCTAACTGCATCCAGTTGGCCTACAAGCTCCTCCTCCTGTTTCCCTAGGTTCTTCAAGAGATCGACGAGTTGTTCTCGCCTAGCGCGTATGACTTTCTCGATCATCTCGCCTCCAAGGCCACGACCCTATTCGTCAGTTCCTTCACCGCGTTGACGAGCAGAAGGATCAGGTTCGACTGGTCGACCGTCTGGATGTCCGTTAGTTCCTCGTCGTCTTCCTCGAGCCGCACAGCCGTCGTACCGACCATGATCGGCATGGCAGGCTCCACTTCGTCTGCGATGAAGCCCCAGCCACGCAATCCCGAGGTAGAATTTCCCTTGCCATTATAGACAAAGGTGCGTGGCTGGAGCTCCAAGATCTCTGCGAGGCCCGCGGTGTAGTCCTCGATCTCGTCCTTGATTCGCCGGTCAGAAGGATTGCTCCAGGTGGTACCCGTGGACTTCTGGCCGGTTGGTCCACTGATGATAAGGTTGCCCCCGGAATTGATCTGCGCGATCTGGGTGCCGATGGCTGCTGCCCCACCGAGCGTGCGGAAATAGAAATAGAACCCTGGATTCGGCGTCACCGCGCAATCCATGACCATCGTTAGCGAGGCTTTTGCAGCGTCCTGCGGTGCGTAGGCATTGTTGCAGTAGAGAAACGTAGCAGGACCAGGTTGCGTCGTGCTGATCTGCGTCTGGATCGGAGCTCCCAAGGAGAGGTCGCCTGCTGCCGCGACCTTTAGCACGTTCCCCAACGTCACCGAGCCGGGTGGAGAGCGCCAGACCTCAAACGCATCCGTCAAGGTATTGAGCCGCGCCATCCATGACGGCAGCGCCGGCGTGTCCTGCGCCCGGACCCCTGCCGCATTCATCGACATGTTCGCGGTCAGTTCCAGAACCCCATCCGTGGTCGCATGCCCAAGCATGCGCCCCTTCGTTGCCGTGGGACCCACTATGACCGCTGCGCCCGCAGTCGGCAGGGCGATGCCTGTAGGGGTGATGGCGCACATGTAGTTCCACGATGCGTTCGCCCCAGCCGGCGTCGAGTAGAAGCCGAACTCGCGAGCGGGTGCATCGAACAGCCACGCCAGGCCAGGCTTCGTGGCGTCGTCCAGCACGTTGTTCATCTGGACGTTCGAGTAGATCTGGAAGTTGCCGGGGGTGTTGTTGCCGATGCGGAGGCGGGAGGGCGAGCTGGTGGGCGCATACATCTCGATGCCGCCCGTCGCGGCACCGTGGGTCGGGAGTGCGACCGTAAGAGCGTTCTTGATGGCAAGCGTGCCCGTGCCGTCGACCGTCAGCAGCGAGCCTGTCGCGGCCCCACCGCCACCACTCGGTTGCGTGCGGTCGATCGAGAAGGCGTCCGTGCCGAGCGTCAGGTTGAAGCGCAGGTTCCAGCCTGCCAGGGCGGCGTTGTCCGCGACACCCGCCTGCGTCGCGTTGACGCGCAAGCCCAGTACGTCGGCGGTGGGATTGTGATACAGGCGACCTCTCGGCGTGCGCGAGCCCCAGACAAGCGTGTTCGGGTCGGTGCTTGGCAGCACCACCGAGCCCGCTGACACCGTGAAGCCCGAACTCGCCTTGACGACGGTAGGATTCGGGTAGGTCGAGCCGAGGTCTCCGCCAGCGGGTCCCGATGGTGCTCCGCCACTCCCACCCGCCGGTGTGATCCACGCAAGCACAGGCCCCGACTGCACCGTCAGAACCTTGTCGGTATCTCCGACAGTCGGGATCGGGGGCAGCCAGCAATCCGCCGCGCATTTGGCTCGTACGACCGCACCGTTCACGATCTGCGTCTGGCCCACCGAACTCAGCGCCAGGCTGGGGTTCGGGTACACGCCCGACAACGACCCGCTAGCAGACCCTGACGGCGGGAACGAGGTCGGAGCCCCAGTTACCTTCGCCCAGTCTACCGTGGCGATCATCGAGTTGGTAACCCGACCAGGGCCGATCAAAGGATTCGGATAGAACCCGGTAAGATCGCCGCCAGCAGGTCCCGTTGGCGCTCCGCCTCCACCGCCGCCAGCTACCCACTGCAGCGTGGGGCCAGCCGCTACGGTTAGAACCTTCCCGACGTCACCGGCGACAGGTATCGGGGACAGCCACGCGTCAGCCGAGATCTTGATGCGGCCAACTTCGCCGTTACCGATAGACGGGAAGTTTACAGCACCGGCTGCGAGCTTCGGGCTTGTGATCGCGCCGTCGGCGATCTTCGTAGCCGTGACTGCCTCATTGACAAGGTTGTCTTCGTTGACGACGTGATCCGCAAGCCCGGGGTTCGGGTACGTTCCCGTCAACACGCCGCCCGCAGGGCCGCTGGCCGACAGATCCGGAACGCCCGTTAGCTTTGACCACGAGACCGAAACGATCTTACCATCCGTAACCGAGCCGGCTGCGATCTTGGGCTCGGTAACAGAGTTGCCAGCAAGCTTAGGGCTAGTGACGCTGCCGTCAGCAAGAGCCATTGTGCCATCAAGGCCAAAGTTCCACGCGTTAAAGAGGATGTCGAAGTCCGCGTCGACCTCGCTTGCCCATGCACTTTTGTACCCCAGTCTGTAGGACTCATCGAAGCTTAGGACATTGCCTCTCTTGACTGACCGCTCAATAATCGCGCCCATCAGTCTTTCCTTTCGCACGGGTCGCCGGTCCCGTACCACTCCATCTCGTACCAGATCCCGCCGTACCAGTTGTCATCCACGGCTGGACCCTGGCAGCTAACTGGCTGCTCGTTCTCGATCGGTCCTTCCTTCGGAACGTCAAGTTCCTCCATGTAGTCGGAATGAGTCTTTTCGTCATCACAAGCCGCATCGACCAGTCGCTGGCTCTTGTAGTGGCGACGAGACTCGCTCATCGGGAAGTCAAACCCGCAAATGTAGCACTCGAACCACTCCTCTCCCTTTCGAGGAAATACGGGTCCCGGGTAATCGCTCCCAACTTCACCTAGGCTCATGGCTTGTCAACTTTCGTTTCGAGAGTCTTGTCGATCTCCAGAATGACTCGCTCCAGAACGTCAACAAGCTCGCGTGCCCACTGAAGAAGATCGTCCTCACGTCGCAACCGAGGCAAAGATGCTAGCTTCAACGACACTGTTCACCCCACCTCTGTGCGTCTGCGAATCTAAGTAGATGGTCCTCTTGTGCAAAGCGGGCTGCGTCAATCGCTTCCTCTACTGTGAATCCACGACCGACGCAACCCACCAGCTGCGGAAACCGCACCTCCCAACACTCCCCAGTGTGCTCGATTTCTATGCGGTACCGCTCGTCCATTACGCTGCCGCGAGCCAGGCAGGTGCCTGCTCGAACTTCAGAGTTGTTGCGGTGTCCGCTGACATCGCAACTACGGCCTTGTGGTCGCCAGAGGCCAGGAGGAGCCCTGCACCCCGCGCCCCGCTAGACGCGATGACCACACCGTTGTAGGTATCCGGGCGGGTATTGCTCCCCAAGAGGCTCGCGCCTTCCCGGCGAGTATCCCCGAAACCCGAAGGAGCAATAGTAGCCACAAGGGTCCCACCAGCTCCCGCGAGCCACTCGGCCTCGCTACCCATCCGCAGGTCCCCGTTCGGGAGAGCGAACAGATAGACGATGTCTTGCCCGTTGTTCCTCATCAGACCCAGGGCCGGCTTTGGTCCCTGGATCACCGCAGCGCCTGAGACTCGTCCAGACCCAAGCACTGTGATACCCTCGACTCGATCGAGCTCGGTCGGGGTGATGGCTACTGCTGTTCCCAGCGCAACACCTCCGCCGGGGTTGGTCATGACCTCGCTGTACCCTCCCCACATGGGGGTGACTGGACCTGTGCCATTCAGGTAGATCCAGAAATCACCCGCAGGGGTAGAGAAGGACAGAGTGCCACAGGTCGTGAGCACGCCGAACACACCGAGTCCGCTCTTTTGCTTGTCGGACCCATACGTGCTCACGAGCCGTGGATACAGATTGCCAAGTGGCATGTTGGCCTCCCTTAGGCCCCCTGGGAGCCGTAGACTCCGCGCCACTCGCCAGCACCCGTCGAGAAGCGCTGGAAAGCCTTGAACTTCGCGTCGCCGGAGTCGAAGTCGTCTCCGTTCTGGAACCGAACGGCCTGGCGCTCGAAGAAGTTCAGGTCGTGGTCGCCCTTGCCAGCCAGCAGGAACCAGCTGTCCGGGTCCACGATGTAGTGCCCGACCATGTAGTCCAGGCCCTCCTCGCGCAACGCGTTGATCTCGTTGTTCGAGGTGTACGGCCGGAACTCCGAGCCCAGGATCTCCCGAGCAGTCATCTTCAGCTGCGGCCCTACGACCAGTAGCTTCGGCTTGATGACCACGGGGATATCCATCTCGTCGGTCAGGGACTCGAAGGAGATGATCGCAGCCTCCAGGGAAGTGGGCGAGAGGTCTGCGTCGGTCGCCGCCCGGTTCGATCCGGTTCCCCCACCGAGCTTGGTGTGGGCGTTGCTGAACAGCGGCTCGTTCACGCCGAACTTCGGGAACCCGAACTCGGTGGTGAAGCCGTTGTTGAGCATATTGAAGAACGCGACCTCGCGAGCATTGCTACCAGCCTTGCTCAGCTCGCGCGTGTTCTTCTTCATCACGTTGTACAGGTCGTCTTCCATCATCTCCAGGGTGACACGGAAGCCCAGCCCGTACGTGATGTGCGTGTAGCGCTTCTTCCCGCCCTGCCGGAAGTCCTGGTACACGATGCCCCGGCCTTCTGGCTTGATGGGCATGCTTCCCAAGCCGCCAACCTCGAGGTCTTCCTCGTACGCCTTGGAAGACTTCTCCTGGTTGGCAATCCTGCTGTACTCTGCAGGGCGCGCTTCCAGCTCTTGGAAGAAGACCTTGCGGAGCCCTGGGGCGAGAAGGTGACTGAATGCACCTGTTACGTTGACCATCGCTTACGCCGCCTTCCCCAGCTGAGTCGCGCTCTCGAGGAACTTGCCTCGCGCGATCACCTGTCCAGGGGGCAGCGACTGCCCGATCTCCATGACCAGGAAGGTCCCGACCACGGCGCGATTGGCGTCCCACAGGGCGCCGGTCTTCCGGATGGTAACGAGCTTGCCGATGTCGGCCTGCACGCCACCTGGCATCGACACGCCGAACAGCGTATCGTCGTTGGCGATCCACACCGGGCAACCCCTACCGGTCACGCCCGATGCGTTTGCGGCTGCAACGCCGACGACAGACGCGGCCCCTGTCGCGGCTTCCTGCACGGTCCCAGATGCCGAGAGTACCACAGGGGCACCAACCTCGAACGTCTGGGATGCAGCCTCTGGAAACGTGAGCGTGTGGGGACTGTTGCCCGACACGGTCATCTGCTGCTCAAGTTGTCTCATCGCAGATCCTCCAGGTCCACGTCGCCCCGTTCCACGCTTCCCGCGTAGCCCGGAACGTCCTTGTGCTCCTCGTACGCCCGGCCGCCGCCTACCGCCGCCTTGAAGCTCGCGGATACGCCAGTTGCCAGAGCGTCGATCTTGGCTTTGTTCCGTGCCCTGTATTGTTCGTGCAGCTCCTTCGGAATCCGCGCGAGCACCAGGTCGCCGACCTCCACCGCCCCCACCACACTCTCGCCTGCCTTCATGGGCGTGTTGTCTTTGCACACGCCCGACTCTGGCCCGTCGCCGACGATCTCGTATCCGAGGAAGTCGCGCTTGCGAGCCATGTTGAGCCGTTCCTTTCGAATCCACCGATAGTGGAATCGAGGGTCCTTACCTTCGACGTGCAGCGGATCGTAGATGCCTGCGGCCATCCTCTTGTCCGCCTCGTCCTTGACGAATTCGATTCCCATTACGCCGCCTTACTGCGCCCCTTCTCTTTGCGAGGACGGGTCCCGTCGGCTGTTCCCCACTTGGACCAGTCGTCCTCGGTCATCTCGAACGCCTTCATGATCTCACGCTCCTCACGCGAGACCGGCCGCGACTTGCGGCTTTCTGTCTCAGCCAAGCTGGCGCCTTCTGGCTGCGAAGCACGCTCTCGTTCTTGTTTACGTGCCTCCTCAACTTCCTCTTCCAGATGCTGGGAGCGCACGTACTTCAAAGCAGCCGTGTACGATCCAGGCTTTGCCTTCACGTCCAGCGGCATGTCGCGCATGAACTCGTCGATCTCGTCGGCGTACTTGTCGAACATCTTGCCGTGCTGCTGCCGGGCCGCTTCGCGTTCCGTATCAGCCGTGCGTCCGAAGTACTCCTGCACGATTGGCCCCACCCTGAGCGTCACCAGCTCGTTCATGGCAGCGACAGGGTCCTCGTCGAACTTGTCCCGAAGCGACTTGACCTGCTTCTGGGCGTCGACATTACCAGCGTTGGCCGCACGCTGGATCTGCTCCAGGATCACGCTGACTTGGCCCCGCGCCGCAGCAGCCTCTTCGAGACTGCGCTGCGTGACACCACGCATTTCCTGGTTTTCGGCCTCCAGGCGAGCAATGCGGTCGGACTCTGACTTTACGTCAGCTTCCTTCTCCGTTGCTTCGTCCTGAGTATCCTCCGTCTCCTCTGAATCTTTGTCTATCATTCTGTGCCTCTACGTACGCCTGTTCCAGGCGCTCTAGTAGTACATCGCCAAACTCGATGAACTGGTTAAGTGCAGCTATCTCGCCTCGCTTCTCTCGGAATTCCTCCCACGACTGGCTATCCAGCAGCTGGAGGAGGCATCCCTGGCGGGCCTCCAGGAGGTACTCCCACAGGGTTTGCCACTCCGGCTCCGTTCTGATTCTGTCCAGGGACTCCTTGAGGTCCTCCAGGCGGTGGGTTGGCATTCGAATCGGCCTCCAATTGGTCGGCCAGGCTCGGCGGCAGTAGGGTGTCGACGGCCCGGATCTCGTAGGTCTGAACGATCATCGACATTAGGTACCGAGCACCGTCGGCCATCTGCAAGGCCAATTGCTGCACGGGTGGCGGCGTCTGAGGATTCATCGCAATGCCACTGATCTGGATGAGCTGCTGATAGTATTGGGTCAGAGTTCCCATCATTGACATGAGGCCCTGCTTCTCGATTTCGCGGTTAATCGTCGCAGTCGAAGCAGTTAGCTCCATCCCAATGCCATCAGCTATGAACTCGTCAGGCAGGTTCAGGACGTTCTCGATCAGCTCCCCATCCTGGCCCTTGACGAAGTACGCCATGCCCGAGGGCCGGAACTGGGCATTCAGCAGCAGAAGCTGCTTACCTACTCCCCCAAGACAGTCGCGAATGTCGCGGACGTTCAGGTCAAATCTTCGGTTTCCTTCTTGGATGAGGGCGAGGGTTCCAGTTGCTGTTGCCCTGTTCCCCATAACGTTAGATTCTCGACCAAGCTGATAGTCAGCAATACCCGATCGCCGCTCAGCGTACGCAAGGCAAGATGTCTCAAGTTGGCGCATCGAGGGGTACACATCGGCCATCTGGAGGGCAACAATATCCCGTGCGGGGTCCGGCACGGTAAGAAATCTTCCCGGCCAAACACGAGTTCCATTTCTAACAACACCTCGCCTTCCAACGAAGCATCGCGTGTTGGCAAGGGTGGCGTTGTCGACTTGCTGGTTATGGAGCGTGGAGATTTCCTCTTGGATGAGGCAAAGTTGACGTGAGATACCGAGCCCATCTCGTTTTCCTTCTCGGTCGATGAACTTGCCTTTCTTGAAGGGACGACGGCCCATGATGTCGGGGTTGTACACGCAGCGAGCGATGGTCTTGGTCTCGTGGTGCCAGGTGAGCATTATCGGCACAGGAAGATCACTGCCGCCAACAGGAAGATCAGCATAGATCTCGTAGAGGGTGTTGAGCTTGTCTCGAGGACGAGTGGCCTCCTTTTCGAGCTCGTTCTCAAGAACCTTTTCCTCCATCGGGGTCATCTCTGCCTTGTGGGCGAGGATCTTGTCGACCTCTGTGTAGACCTGGTCATGCTTGCGCCACCGCAGCTGCCCATCTGTGAGCCGAATGCGATGAGAGATCCACTCGGCCTGATTGAGCTCGTCCTCGATGCCCGCCTGGCAAATGATATCGGCCAGAAGGACATGTTGGATCTGGGGGCGCCGGATGATTCGATCCTTCGCGCGCGCTGCACCTCGCTCGATTGCGAAGCCTCGCTGTGTGAAGGATTCCCAGTAGATCTTGAGGTAGCCCCACCCGTGCTTCACGACCTCAACGATCCAAGAGCGAACCTGAGCATACAGGTCAAGCTCGTTTGTGCGGGACCACTCCATGAAGTCCTGCAGGGGGTGGACGACGGGCTCGAGGTCTTTGATCAGCGCCTGTGCCGACCAGAACGGTTGCACAGCGAAGATTGTGTTGATAATGCGGGCGACGATCGAATCGACAGTGATGCCAACCAAAGGGATTACTAGGTTCGCAGCGCCGTCCCACGGAAACGTCTTTCTCGAGGTAAGGGGGTCACCCAGATAGAGGCGATTGGATTCGTCGATCCATTCGAGCTTAAGCTCATGTACTTGTAATGCCTCCTCCAGTTCACTGGCAAGATACTGCGAAAGCCACTTCCGGTCATCCGCAGTCAGGTGGACCGGAGCGCCTGGAATGACCCCTGAGAGAGCGGACACTTACTTGACCTTCGGCGGCTTCTTTTGGGTGTTTCCACCACGGCGGGTGTTCTTTAGTGCGCGGCCCATTTGTTCCTCCTATTTGAAGCCAAGACGGCTCATGATTCCCTGAGCCATCGCGGGATCGAACGTCTTGGGAATCGCTGCGATTCCCCCCGATGGGCCGCCCTCACCGCCCATCGTGGTCATCGGTTTGGTGCCCTCCTTCATGATACGATCCATGAGGGTCGACTGCGAGAGCGCGGTCGTCACGCCGCCGATGTCCTTGGTTAGGGCCGTGAAGGCTTTCAGGTTGGCGATTCGCTCCTGCTCGTTGTCACCCATGAAGCTCGAGACCATCTTGGCCTTGTCCATGCCCCGCGACAGGGCACCCATCATGCCCGACTCGCCCTCTCGGCCGCCGACTAGGGTCGGCGACTGGGCCTGGAACTGCTGGTCCATGGCCGTCTGAGAAACTCCACTGCTACCAAGTAGACCTGAGGCTTGTGTTCCCATCGCTATCCTTTCCCTACGAGCATGAACGCCCGTTCTGGTGAAGTGTAGGCGCGTGCAAAGACCTTCTCCATGCCTTCGCGATCACCGCCGATTGACTCGAAGAGGCGCATACGCTCCTTGGCTGTGGCGCCCTCTGCCATCCTGCGCTGCTGCTGGCGGCGGATGCCCGTCATCGGGTCCCAAGTCTGGGTGCTTATGCCCATTCCTGGGCGAAGGAAATGCTGCTCAAACATCTTGGTGAACAGCACTTTCGCGGCCGGATCAGAGTCGCGAAGAGCCTGTTTTTGGGTTTCGGCGGCAGCGGGGGCCTTGGAAGGGTTGTTGTCCATTAGAAGTATATTGCCTCAACTTCAACCGAGAACGGATCTGCAGCGACCTCGATGATGTCCGTTGTGGCTGGTTTGCGGAGCATAAGCGGGACCTTGCCGACCAAGGGAATCACGCATTCCCACCCCAGCACGCCGGTGGCACCTGGGAATGTGATTCGGAAGGTCGATTCGTTCACGGCGGGCTGGGGCTGCCAGATTTGAAGAAAGAGGTTCATTTCGCCATCTAGCGGCCAGTAGAAGCGAACCACGTCCATCCCGCCGTAGATCGACCAGTGCTCGTGGCGACTGTTTTGGGTCTGCGTGACGGAATCGACGTTGTTTTCGGAGCTAGATATCGGGTCGGTAGAAAAGACAGCGATTCGAACAGTCGTCGGCATCAGTCGCTCCTCTTACAGTCCGCGCCACCCCACCCCCCCGCCGGACCGGAGGGAGGCTGAGAGGGTTATACAAGGCCAAAAGCGATCAATATCCCGTTGCACTACATATTCCTTCGTAGCGCGGCTGTTGCTCGTCGTCCGGTTCTGCACGACGCATGTCCTTGTCTGTGTCGGGGCTAACCCAGACTTGCGGGCCGTACGAAAGGGCGTCGAGCACGTCGACCGTATCGCCCAGCGGAAACGCCTCAAATTCTTCGATCAGTACCTGACAGGTTGATCTCCGAATCCAAAGGCGTCCCCGCTCGGCGTACGGTTGCAAGCCGCGGATGCGAGTCTCTTTCCCTTCCTTGCTGCCCGGGCGAACTTCGCGCACGTTGAGCCACCGTCCCCGCCGCATACATTCGGCCTCGATGAAGCCTTTAAGAGCCCTTTGGTACGCCACTCCTTCTACTACGATCGCAATTGGATCCCACCTCGCCGCCATCTCGAATATCTTGTCGATCATCCGGAGTGGTTGGCACCGATCAGCCCACGCCTCCAACACCATGACTCGTTCGACTTCATCGAGGCCGGCGCACACGACAGCACTACGCGCGGCGTAGTTCTTCTCGCTGATTGCGGGGTCCACGAAGATACACGGCACAACCTTCGTAGCTTTCGGTTGACCGACCATCCGCAGACTTACGGTCCCCTCGCCATCTTGTTCCCACCCTTCGAGCTCGAAATACCTGAGCCACCCGGGGTCGAACGTGAGGCTTTCGGGGTCAAATGGTTCGTTCTGATACTGACAACTGAACTTGAAGTTCCCAATCTTATGCTTGATACGCAGGAGTTCGTTAAGCGGGAACCTCTCGGACCAGAGGGTAGTTCCGTCCTTCGCAACAGCTTTCCTATGAAAGATGTCAATGTCACGCTCGTGCTCCATGATCCACGCGTACAAATCCCGGTGGGTCCACCGAGTTCCATACGTCTGAATCGGGTCGATGGGCTTCTCGAGCAACGACTCGCAGTACAGGTACCAGTCGATCGTCTTCTTCATGACGTCGACGCTCTCGCTAGCCTCCTTGCCCACGAGGTCGTCGAGCTTGATCATGTTATAGTGTCGGGAGACGACCGCTCCACCGACGCCCATAACCTCAACTGTTGCTTCAGGGTAGTCTTTGGTCCTCGGGACCAACATCTCGCTTTCGGACCATTTCGTTTTCCCGATATCGGGGATCAGCTCAGGAAACAACCACCTGAAAAGTGTGGCTCTCTCGAACACGGCCTGAATCCTCCGAAGGAAGTGGCTCGCGTTCGTGGCGGTTTCATTCGCGATGAGCAACCGGATATTCGGGTTCGCGGCAATAAGCCGCACGGTATCGGCAATGGTCCAGACGGATGTCTTCAAATGGTCGCGCGGCACTAGGCCGAGCTTCCGTGTGCTAGGGCCCTCGATCCATCCGCACATGATCCCATGCAACGTCGGCGTGAGATCATGGAAGCCCACGAACGCCTTGGCCATCAGGAACGTTGATCGCTGGGCCTGCATCCGCAGATTCAGCCGAACCTCCTCACTCCGACGACTACTATCGCCGGTCTGTGAGGCGTACTCGGCCTGCTCGAAGTCGCTAGCAAACATAGCGTTTCAATTTTTGAACGGGCAACTTACTTGCCCTCGTCGGCTTCCTCCTCGTCCTCCAGATCTTCCTTCAGCTGCTCGAGCTCCTCTTCCGAAAGCTCCTCGTCCTTGACTTCGTCCTCGGGCCTCTTGTTCATCTCAGATCCTCCTTATCCCTACGCGGCCGGCTCGGTTCACCAGGTCCGCGAAGTCCCCGTAAGCCGTTTGCCCCAGCTCGGGCGTCTGGCGACCCACGGTCATCCTTTGATCAATGATCCCCTTCGATCCCTCGAGAGTCGCCTGCGGATCCTTCCTGAGCTCACTCCTGTCCATCCACAGCCGCTTCCTCGAGATCCTCGGCGTATCGCGCGGGTACTTCAACTCGACGTGTCTGGTCTTGTTGAGGGTCTTCACTTCTTCCCCCCTTTCTTCGGGTTCGGCAAAGCGCGTACCATCTTGATGAACAAGTTCTGCGCTTTACTCGGCGGTCTCTTTCCCTGCCAAGCCGTTGCTGCCTTCTTTGCCATTCCCGTTCTCCGTCACGTCTATGATCCGGTGCGCATGAGCCTCTTGAAGTACCCCCGCCACATGGGCGAGAGCCTCCGCATCAATTGTATGTACCATTTCCCCGACAACTTTCGTCGGCGCGCGTTTTCCAGCGCGATCAAGTATGTCCTGCGCCGTCGACGCCGCTCCCAGTTGTGCTCGTACATCATCGGCCTTCTCGAACAGGCGCTCCATGACTTCCTTCTCAACCGTGAACGCCCGATCCGCTGAGTTCATTATGGCCTTATCAAGATGCTTTGAACTCTCCCTGAGGTCCTGCACGAACGTTGACTCAAGCGCAATCAAGAACCGCGCGACTCTTGGACGCTTGAGTATGTAGCTCACGGTCATGTAGTCCGTATCGAGGAACCGCCCGATTACAGCCTCCGACATGCCAGCCGCCCTCATAAGAGCGACTCGCCTCTCGATCGGCTCAAGATCCCGGTAATCTAGGTGTCTACTCATTACAGACTCTTATCCCGCAACAGGCGCTCCGCAATCCGTGCCCTCATGCCCGCCGTCGCCCCGATATCAAGTGGTCTCTCCACGAATCTTCCTACCCGCACGGCCAACTCACCCGGCGTGCCTCCCTTACCGAATGCCCTTTCGTAGCTACCCCTCTCGTTTGTCCCTCCAAATCGCTCCGAGCCGCCGTCCCTCTCGAGCGCAATCCAGTCAAGCTGTGCCTCCGGGTCCCGCCAGTCCCTTCCCGTCGCGCTCGCAAAGTTCTGGAGCCCCCGCAGCCGTGGCCCATTCCACTGCATGAACCCGTGGCTATTCTCGCCCGGCACACTCGACTTGATCCCCGGATAAAAGCTCGATTCCACATGCACGTTCCCCGCGACGGCCGCTGCCTCCGCGGGCGAAAATCCCCTTCTCGTTAGACCATCCACAAACTTCTCCGGATCGTACCCGGCCCCAAGGGCCACTGGAGCCTTCGCAAGCAGCGACTTCTTTTTTGGCACCATGGACATGGCCGCGAGCGGCTCGGGTTCCTTTGGCGTCTCCCTCGGCGTTTCTACCGGCCAAATATCTGGCCCGGGCTCCTTTGTGGGCTCCTGCGGTGCCTGGGGAGCTGGTTCCTTTCTCCTAGCGGCCTCGTCTTCCGCAAGGAACTTGAACGTCGCGCTCGGGTATCCCCCAAGCTCCGTGGCCTCACGTTCTTTCCTTGCCTTGATAAACATCATCAGTTGCTGTAAACGCAAATCTCGAGCACTTTGCTGTTGTTGTTTCGGCATCAGCTCACCGAAATTAAAGTAGCGTCGTGAAGGTCGAGCCCGTTGACGACCTGGGTTTGTTTGTCACCGTGGCAGTACACCATGTACAGCACGGCCCCGCTGAAAAGATCCAAGCGTCTCTCGACCTTCTCGACGCCACGTTTGCACTTCGCACAGTACGGCCACTCGAACGTCACGGCAATACTCTAGGTGTCCCTGGAAAGTTCACGAGGCCCACTGCTGACATTAGCATCAGCAAGAGCCAGATCACGATTCCGATGATCACCACCGCATTGATGATCTGCTTGATTCGCGCGTCCATCGGGATGTACGTGTTCACGGCCCACAGCAGCACCCCAAGGACAATAAGAATGACGACAACTTGGATGAGCAGCACTTACTTGCCCCCCTTCCCCTTGTGTTTGGTAGAGGCGAAGTCCTTCAGCTGAGATGTAGACATTCCAGTCTTCGTCCCCTTCCCAGCCCGTTTGCGTGCCAGCTCTGCGCCCATAAACCTCTGCTGGGCCTTCGACTTCGCTGGCATGGCCTAGTACATGACGCCCTTCGGGGGCTTCTTGACTTCCCCGATAGGTGCTCCTCGACGCGGGATCGGCGGCTTGCCCTTCGGTGGGGCAGTTCCCTTCCCCTTCTTTTTTGGCATGGCACACTCCCTTTAGATCCACGTTAGCGCGTTGAGAAACTTCTCCCCGTACCCTGCAATGTCTCCTGCTCGATCGTGGCCATTCACAATGGTCCGTGCGTTGTACCAGTCGGTGATCGACTCCGTAAAGAACTGGCCGAGCCGCTTACCTGTGAAGTCTCCGTCGTACATCCCGGTGATGATCACCTTCTTGGCGACCTCGGGGTCGAGCGCCAGGTCTGGGTTTTGGATCAGCGCGCCCCGCAGGCCCAACTTCGCGTCCATCTTTCGGTAGTTTTCTTCCCACGTCAGCTGCACGTAACCTCTGCCGAACCAGGGATAATACGGCTTTGATTTCAGGTACGTCTGCCCACCGTATTCCTTGATCGGCTGCATGGTCATGGCTGTTTCGTGGTACGTCGTTGCCAGAATGTATGCAAGACATCGGTCGTCTATGTGGTACTTCTCCGGTAGAGGAGGGTTCTCGTTGTCGTACCAATCCAAGAACACGTTACACCCGTCTACCTGTTGCTGGTTCATGGTCACGAATAGGTAATACTTGATGTTCTCGAAGAAGTAGTCTCGGTGAATGCTCACTGCGCCCACTCCTCTCCATACTTTCGCAGTATGGTTCGAACTCGCGTTTGCTCAGCTCGGTCCCCAGGGGACACGAAGCCCGCGGCCACGTACCCGACTAGGGCCTCTGGACCCGGCGGAATGCCCGACGCACAAATCAACGTCAGCTCTAGCAACTTAGCCACCCGAATGACCTCGTTCTCGAGCGTCGTGCAGATAATTTCGCCGCCCATGATCCGAACAAGCATCTCGTTCTGGTCGCCCGTGAACATGGGCATAACGGTCTTCCACCGGTTGTCTACCAGCTCTTGGATTCGCCCTTGAAACGCGGGGTCCACGTCGTAGCCAACCAGCCATTGCTCGTTCCTGGCCGGGTCGGCCGCAAGTACGAGGACCATCCTCGCGTCGAGAATCCGCCGAAGCCGGGGCAGCTCCGCCGCGATCTCGGCCGCATTCGCCAACACGGCCTTGTGGCCCGTAAGGGTGTTGGCCACATCCTCGACCCACGTGGGATTCCGCCACAGGAGCGCCCCCGCCAGGGTACCGGCTCCGAGCGCGAGAAGAATAAAGGCTCTTTTCCATGTGGTTACTTGGCCGATTAGATCGACGGCTTTACCTGTGAGGCCGCCGTTCGACGGACCTCCCACCCCACCCCCAGCCCTCACTTGCGAGGGCGGGCCTTCTTGCTCTGCGCGACGAGGGCTCTGCCCCGACCGGTCCCCAAGCCCACGGTCTTGCCCTTCGGGCTGCATTCGCTGCCCTTGATCGGGTTTCCCTTTGGGGTTTTGTATCCCATCGTCGCTCACCTCTATGGCCCTGGGCTTATGAGTTCCATGTCCTCGTACAGAAACGTGGAGAGGCCCTCGACTCGCGCTAGCGGAGCCGTCCACTTGATCGAGAGGAAATCTAGGTGTTTTTCATGGACGGTGCCAACGCCGGGACCGTTGTCCTTGACAGCCGCGCCGACCGTGAGCGCTCGAGCTTCGGCTTCCGTCATGGCAGTAGTCCTTCTTGCTCGAGCCGCCGTTGCTGCTCGTCGCGATATCGGACGGGCGCCTCGGGATCGTACTGCCCATCTTTCCACAGACCCACCCGGTCGCCCCACGCGTCGGCCGCGGCCACAAACGCCTCGCGGTCCTTCTTGGACATATGGTTGTTTACGTACGACCCGAACCCATCCTCCTCGTGCCACATGATCCCGCCGGCCATCAGCTCCTCGATGCCATCCACGGGATCAAACTCCATTGGGTCGGACTTCTTCCAGTTGCGCATGAAGTCCTTGAGCCGCGCCCTATGCTCCTTGCGTTCGGCAGCGTTGAGCTTGACCTCGTGGCGCCGATAAGGGTCAGCGCGCTCGCTATCTGGTGCAGCTTTGCCAGTGTCGGCGTAGAGCTTGGCCGCGGCCTCGCGCAGCGCGGGTTCGGCGGCCCGGGGGGTCATCCCCCCGGGATCAACTGGCGTGGGAACCCGATTAGTGAGACTCCACGTTTTGGGGTCCTGACGGGTCCAGATGATATCGCCGAAACTAGGCATCGTGCTTACCTCGAGTGTGCCTTGGGGGATTGACCACCCCGCCTCCCACCCCTTCCCTCAGGTCTTCTGGCTCGTCTCGGCCGTGCGGCCGCCCTCGGCGCTCTGGGCGTGGGAATCCTGCGTCCGGCCGGCGGTCTGGGCCTCGGCCTTGCGGGTCGAGTTCAGGAGTTCGACGGCCTTGGCGCCAGCGTCCTTGGCGGACTTGAACTGCTCCTTGACCTTGTCGTTTTCGGGGTCCTTCTCGCCCAGAAGGTTCAGGACTCCTCGGACCTCGAGGCCGCTCGGCTGGGGCCTCAGGCTCAGGAGGGCCTCGGTCGCCGCGCGCTCGACCTGCGCCAGCGAGAGCGTGTCGTTGGGGTTCCCGTCGTCGCCAACGCCGGACTTGTGATCGGGCTCGTTTGGCTTGAAGCTCTCGCTGAGCTTGGCCTCGGTTGGCGTCCCCTTGGGCAGCTCTTGGGTCGACCCGCCTTCGGAGCCGGGGCCGCCCGCGTCGCCCTGCGACGTCCCAACCTTCCCGTGCAATGCGCTGTCACCTTCTGCTTGCTTCGTTGACTGTGGCATCCCTGCCCTCCTTGTTTTCGGCTGAAAGCGCCATTTGTGGCTATGCAGTATAGGTATGCAGGTCCTATGCCAATGGCCTCGGCCTCGCGAGCACAGATTGAAACTGGGCGAAGCCGGGGATGTCTGCATCCCTCCGCTTGATCGTCCAAGCGCCAGCTTGCTGTAACTTGGAGTCTTTGTTTCCGCTTCAAGGTTTGAAACTCGTAGAG